TAAGATGCTCTAGAAGGTTTCCACCAGACCTTATTGGAAGCTGAGATGACACCAAAGATTGAAACGCGCTTAGTCGCAGACCTTATCCCTTATGCCGCCAACAGCCGCACGCATAGCGATGCACAAGTGGCACAGATCGCAGCCAGCATAAAAGAGTTCGGCTGGACAAACCCAATCCTAGTTGCAGGCGATGATACAATCATTGCAGGACATGGGCGTTTACTAGCAGCACGAAAGCTGGCGTTAGTAGAAGTGCCAGTGATTGTCCTTGACCACCTAAGCAAGTCACAGCAACGCGCCCTAGTGATAGCCGATAACCAACTCGCCCTAAACGCAGGGTGGAACATGGATATGCTGAAGGCGGAGATCGATGATCTGATTATTGAAGATTTTAATATTTCGCTATTGGGATTTGATGATAAATTTTTAGACGCTTTGAACCCAGACGTATTTGAAGAAACCAGAACCGCTGAAGAACAAAGTGTTGAAGCTGTTTTTGAAATAGCTGTCAGTTGCGAAAATGAAGATGAGCAAGAAAAAGTTTATCAAATTTTAACGGAACAGGGACTGAAATGCCGAGTTTTAACCATGTAGTAAAAACGGAATATCAGCCCACATTTCGCACAGAAAAGATTGTGGGAATGTTTGATGTTCCAATGACCACCGAAATGGTCAAAGAATGGTCTGTTAATTTGCCGATCGAGGATAAACCTTGGTCGGTTGGTTTGATTGTGGGTGCATCTGGGGCCGGCAAAACAACCATTGCAAAGCGTGCATTCGAAAACGAATTGTTTTTTGAAGGGCATCAATGGGGAAAAGATGCTTTTGTAAATTCATTTGCATCTGATTTGGATATTAAGTCCATAACTGACGCATTGAGCCATGTAGGTTTTGCAAGCCCACCTTCATGGTTGTTACCGTATCACTGTTTAAGCAATGGTCAGAAGTTTCGTGCGGATCTAGCAAGAGCCATTTTAGAAACTGAAGGCGTATTGGTTTTTGATGAATTTACATCATTGGTCGACCGAACCGTGGCGCAGATTGGTAGTTTTGCAGTGCAAAAATTTGTTCGCAAAATGAAGCGTCAGTTTGTGGCTGTGACTTGTCATTATGATGTGGTTGAATGGTTGGAGCCTGATTGGGTGTTTGACGTATCAACAATGGAATTTTCACGGAGGTTACTTAGGCGACCAACGGTTGAAATCGAGATACAGCGGGTGCATAATTCCATCTGGCGGGTATTCAAAGGTCATCACTATCTAAGTGCTGATCTAAATACGGCTTCAAAAATATATCTTGCAACGATTGATGGGCAACCAGCAGCAATGACCGCAATTCTTCCATTCCCGCACCCAAAGGTGAAAAACGTATGGAAAGAGCATCGCACAGTTGTGCTGCCAGACTTTCAAGGGTTCGGGTTAGGAAACAGATTGTCTGAACACGTTGGTGATTTGCTTCATTCAGTGGGTAAGCGATACACAAGTGTGACATCTCATCCATCTATGATACATTACAGAGCTAAATCAAAAAAATGGATTATGACTCGAAGTCCAGGCAGAGTTGTCGCAAACACAAAAGGTGTTTTAAAAGGAACTGCAAGTCAATCACGTTTAACGGCATCATTTGAATATATAGGCAGCAAAAATGACCCAAGGTAAACTCACAGCAAAGCAAGAAGCATTCGCTCAGGCGATAGCTGATGGCATGGGCCAAGGTGACGCTTACAGAATGGCTTATGATGCTGAAGGAATGAAGGATAGCACGATTTATCCCAAGGCTTCTCGTATGTTGAGCGAGGGCAAGATCAGGGCAAGAGTCGACGAATTAAAATCTCTGGTGGTCGAAAAGCAACTATGGACACGCGAAATGTCTGTCAAAGGGTTGATACAAGCGTATCGGATTGCACAGGATGCAAAGACTTCCACAGGCATGACAGCGGCCGTAAAAGAGCTTAACGTCATGCACGGCTTTAATGAGCCTACGAAGCTTAGTATCACTGGCAGCATGATCCAGCGCATTCAACGCGAAGTGATTGATGACAACTCTGAAGATTAAAACACCGCGATGGTTCAAGCCATTCCTAAAGCCTAGCCGCTACAAGGGCGCTCATGGTGGTCGTGGTTCAGGCAAGAGCCATGCCTTTGCGGAAATGGTTATAGAAGCTCATGTGATGGATCAGCGGCGTAGAACAGTTTGCGTCCGTGAAATACAGAGTCGTTGAGTCAATCAGTCAAGCGTTTGCTGGAGCTAAAGATTGAGCAGCTTGGCGTGCAAGATTACTTCGAGATACAAGAGACCCAGATTAAGTCCGTTCATGGCGATGGGCTAATCATCTTCCAGGGGATGCAAAACCACACTGCTGATTCCATTAAGTCGCTGGAAGGTTACGACTGCGCTTGGGTGGAGGAATCGCAGACGCTATCGCAACGCTCGCTCGACCTATTGCGTCCGACAATCCGTAAGCCTGAATCTGAGTTATGGTTCACATGGAACCCGCTGAACAGCACCGACCCGATTGATGTGCTGCTGCGTGGTGAAAGCCCACCGCCTGATTCAATCGTTGCTCAGGTAAACTATCGAGACAACCCTTGGTTCCCTGATGTGCTTAAAGCAGAGATGGAATACGACAGGGAGCGCGACCCTGACAAGTACAAGCACGTTTGGCTGGGCAGCTACGCATCAAACAGCGAAGCGCGAGTGTTCCGCAACTGGAAGATTGAGGACTTTGAAACGCCAGATGAAGCAACGCATCGCTTCGGCGCTGACTGGGGCTTTGCATCTGACCCGACTGTGCTGATCCGCTGCCATGTTGTCGGCAGAACAATCTATGTCGATCACGAAGCTTATCGGGTTGGCTGTGAAATTATGGACACGCCTGACCTGTTCTTCACTGTGCCAGAGTCGGAGAAGTGGCCCATCGTTGCTGATAGCGCCAGACCTGAAACAATTAGTCATATGAGAAAGCACGGCTTCCCAAAGATTATGGCAGCAGTCAAAGGGCCGAAGTCTGTAGAGGAAGGCGTTGAATGGCTGAAGTCATACGACATCGTTGTTCACCCGCGCTGCCAGCATACGATTGACGAATTAACGTGCTACAGTTATAAAACTGACCCCTTGACAGGCACTATCTTGCCAATCCTCGCTGATCGTGATAATCATCTCATCGATGCACTTCGCTACGCCTGCGAGGCCATACGTCGAGCAGTCCCACCAAAGGCGTTCGATGTTCAACCTTTGGCAACTGTGAGTAAATGGTAAATGGCTCGATTGAATAAAGAACAAAGGTTCCAGAACATCCATCAACAGGCGTTGACAGAGTTCGACCGTGTTCAATCCTCAGTCCGTGATGAACGCTTGCAGTGCCTTCAGGACAGACGCTTCTACTCCATCGCTGGAGCGCAGTGGGAAGGCCCACTCGGTGAGCAATACGAAAACAAGCCACGCTTTGAGGTAAACAAGATTCACCTTAGCGTCATTCGTATCATCAACGAATATCGCAACAACCGCATCGCTGTAGACTTTGTTAGCAAAGATGGCGAAGCAAACGACAAGCTGACCGAAGTCTGCAATGGTCTCTATCGTGCAGATGAACGGGACAGCGGCGCAGAAGAAGCATACGACAACGCTTTTGAAGAAGCTGTAGGCGGTGGATACGGTGCATGGCGTTTACGCACTGCATACGAAGATGATGAAAACGATGAGGACGAACGTCAGCGCATCCGCATAGAGCCAATCTATGACGCTGATAGCTCGGTGTTCTTCGATCTGGATGCAAAACGCCAGGACAAAGCCGACGCTAAGTATTGTTTCGTTTTGTATTCCATGACCTATGACGCTTACAAAGCTGAATGGAATGATGACCCAACTACATGGCCTAAAGAGATTCACCAGTACGAGTTCGACTGGGATACGCCTGACGTTGTTTTCGTTGCTGAATACTACCGCGTTGAAGAAACCCGCGAGACTGTCCGCATCTTCCTAACCATCCAAGGCGAAGAAGAGCGCTACACGCAAGCAGACTTCGACGCTGACGAAACGCTGGAAGAAACACTGGCTGCTGTTGGCACTGTCGAAGTGCGCCAGAAGCGGGTGAAGCGTAAGCGCGTTCACAAGTATATTATGAGCGGTGGCGGCATCCTTGACGATCAGGGCTACATTGCTGGCAAGAACATTCCTATCGTTCCTGTCTATGGCAAGCGTTGGTTCGTTGATAACGTCGAGCGTTGCATGGGCCATGTGCGCCTAGCCAAAGACCCGCAGCGCCTGAAGAATATGCAGCTATCGAAGCTGGGTGAGATTAGTGCGCTTTCGTCCGTCGAAAAGCCAATATTGATGCCAGAGCAAGTCTCAGGCCATCAGATAATGTGGGCAGAGGATAACCTCCGCAATTATCCGTATCTGTTGATTAACCCAATCACAGGGCCAAATGGCGAGACCACTGCGTCTGGCCCAGTTGCTTACACCAAGTCGGCAGCGATTCCACCAGCGATGGCAGCACTGCTTCAGATCACTGAGCAAGACATGGCTGAGATACTGGGTAACAACCAGCAAGCCGACAAGATGGTCAGCAATATCAGCGGCAAGGCTGTAGAGCTAATTCAGACCCGCTTGGATATGCAGACGTTCATCTACATGAGCAACATGGCTAAGTCTGTGCGTCGTTGCGGTGAAATCTGGCTATCGATGGCCAAAGACATTTACGTTGAAGAAAAGCGCAAGATGAAGACAGTCGGCGCTATGGAAGAAGTTGGTTCAATCGAATTGATGAAGCCACAGATCGACGAAGAAACAGGCGAACTGATTTACGAGAACAACCTGGGCGATGCCTTGTTTGATGTTGCCGTAGATGTTGGCCCATCGTCGAGCAGCCGCCGTGACGCAACAGTGCGTGCGCTTACAGGCATGATGCAAGTTACCACCGATCCAACAACCCAACAGGTTCTGCAAGCTATGGCTATCATGAA